TTATGCGCTCACCTTGCGCGGCCGGAACGCGATGATCTTCGCACCCTCATGTGTGGCCGTTGTGAGGCCATCCTGCTCGACAGCGGCCTCGACGGGCGTCGTAGGCGGGATCGGTGCGGGAGCGCGGACGGCGCCCCGGGGGACCATGGCGGCTGTTGCCTCGGCGGCTTCGCGAGCAGCCTTGGGCATGACCGACTGATAGATGTCCCGAGTGATGCGGCTGTCGCTGTGCCCGAGCGTCTCGGACACGATTTTGACGTCGACGCCAGCGGCGAGCATGAGTGAGGCGGCGACGTGCCGCAGATCGTGCAACCGGATCGGCGGCAGTCCTGACAGCTCGACGAGCTTCTCGAACTGGTCGGTCAGCCACCCCGGGTGAATGCGGTCTCCGTCGTCCTGGGTGAACATCCGGCCTGTCTCGATCCATGCCGGGCCCCACTGGCAGCGTTCGGCGGCCTGCTTGGTCCGATGGGCTTCGAGTACCTCGTCGGTGTACTCGTCGATGCTGATCACGCGCTCGCCGCTGTCCGTCTTGGGCGCGCTCTCGATGACCTCCCACCCGTCTTGCACGAGTTGCACAGCGATCGTCATCTCGCGTGCCGTGCGGGCATAGTCGGACCACCGGACGCCGCACGCCTCGCCGCGGCGCAGGCCCCGGAACGTGATCAGGTGGAAAAGGGCATACAGCCTGTTGTCGGTGTCGGCGAGGAAGTCGAGGAACTGCCCTGCCTGTTCGGGGGTCCACACCATGACCGCCGAGGGCCTCTCGCCAGTGCGCAGCCACGTCTCTACTCGTTCGTCAGTCCACACCATCGCCTTTGGCCGCTTCGCTGCCGTGAGTTCGACATACGAGGCGGGATTGAAGGTGATCGCTCCCCGGGCGATGGCGGTGTTCAGGGCAGCGCGCAGCGTGTCGCGGATGTGCTTCTGAGTGGCCGGACCGGTGATGCGCCGAAACGGCTCCATCTCGTCGATGGCCGCTTTCAGGAACTTCCGGCGCCCGCGGTTCTCCGCTCCCTTCCATGGAATCGCCTTGAGCGCGTCGAGGGCGGCGCGGCGCTCCATGTTGGCGTCCACGATCTCGGCATTGGTTTCGGCGATGCCTGCGAACATCTCGTCGAGGTGCTGAACAGTGAGGCGGTCGAGGCGTATGTGCCCGATCCGCGGTTTGAGGTGGCACCGAATGTCGACGTCGTACCGCGTCTCGCCGCTCTTGCGTAACGCCTTCTTACCGGCGAGCCATGCGTCGAGCCACTCGGCGACCGTCATGTGCTGAGTGAGTGACTGGCCAGTCGCGAAGCGGCGTTTCGTCTCGGCGTAGTCCGGCAGGTCCTCCCCGCTCGCAGCGACCGTTTCCAGTAGGTCGGCGATGCGGGCGCGGCCGTCAGGGTCGGTCTTCTTGTCGGCGATGTCGAGCAGGGCACGCAGCGCGTCGATGTCGGTCTGTGCCTCGCCCTTGGTCGAGTACCCGCTGCGGCGGAACCGACGTCGTGTGCCGTCCTTACGCGGCGGCAGTTCCTGAACCAAATTCCATAGGCCGTGCGTTCGCTGTCTGAGCTTCGGACAGGACGCGCCGAGCTGCTTGCCGGTGACTGCGTCGCGGCATCCGCAACGCTTGGTGATGGTGCCGTTCACTCAGTTGTCTTCCTTCGGTGTGAGTGCGTCCGGGGCGTGAAGCATGTCGAGCCCCTTTAGGTCTTGGATCAAGTCCGGTCGTAGTACGGGAATCGGCAGACCCGCGCGGCTCATGTCGTTGATGTGGCGCGCGAGTTCTTCGAGTCGGTGCAGATACTCGGTCTGGGCTGCGGTCTCACCTCCCTTCGCTCGCTCGGTCTCGGCGCGCAGGTAGGCCCGGCGAGCTGCTTCACTGCGCCGCTCGAACTCGGGAAAGAGGCTTGCGGGGTATGCGGCCTCGGCCCATGCGGCGGGCCACCTCGGGCCGGTCTCGGCGATTTGCCGGGGCTCGGCGTAGTGCCGCCCGTCGGTGGGCCCCGCGAGCGTCGGCGTCTCCTCGCCCGTCCACCACTTCCACACCGTGTATGGGTCCCGGTCGTCGGCGGCCGGGACGGTGGGCACGGTGTCCTCGCCGCCGAGCGGAAGCATGAGGAGCAGCGGAGGAACGGCGAGGGCGAGGCCCAGCACGAGCAACTCGTCGGCGGTCACCTCACGGCGTCGCCGACCATCAGGCTTGCGCCTGCCGGTCTCGATGTTCACGAGTGCGCCGTACGTGAGCTCGGTAGCCCCGAGCCGTGCGCACTCGGCGGCGAGTTGCTCTCGCGTGATGCCGAGGCGCTGCCGGTGCCGACGGACCTGTTCGGCGATGGTGTCGCTTGCCGTTCGGTGACTGTGCATATCGACAAGCTAACAGTGCATGTTGCGCAATGCTAGCCGGTCTGGGTACTTTGGTGATCTAAATTGGTCGATACGAACAGGTCAGAGGGCATATCGACAAGTTCATGAGGGAGTTGGGGTAATGAGCGGCGAGCAGGGGATGACGCACGAGGAACTGATGTCTCTTCCGGTGTCGGTCCCCTTGGAGACGGCGAACAGGGCGCTCACGATGGGCAGAACCACCGGTTACGCCCTGGCGAAACGTGGGTGCTATCCCGTGCGAGTGCTGCGGCACGGGCGGCAGTACAAGGTTTCGCGCTACGACCTGCACCGGCACCTCGGCGTCAGTGCCGAGAGCGAAGGAACGGCGACCTCCGACGCGACGTGAACGCGATGAACTGCGCGGGCCCCGTCCGGAACTCTGGACGGGGCCTTTGCGTGGTCAGAGCCCCCGGCGCCTGGTCCTCGACGGACCATGCGGGGACGGGGCTGCTGTCTCTCGCTTGCAGCCGCGGTAGGCGGCGGGGGTCACGCTGACGCTGCCAGGGCGGCGAAGTGGTCACCCTCGTACCTGTACGGGTACTCGACGCCGATCTCGGCGAAAGCGGCGGCCCAGTGGCGTTCGCGCTGCTCTGGGGTCAGGTGGGATACGTCCGCCCGGAAGATGGCGCGGGCGTCCTCGGAGCTCGGGCCTGTCCACGGCTGGTGTCGATGTGGTGCGGGCGACATGGCGGTCACCGTGGCGAAGTGTTCGGCGGAGTGGCGGCCGGGCCCGCGTCGGCGGGTCTGCGGTACGAACAGGTGGAGCACCCATAAGAGGATGTGGGCGATAGCATCGCGCATGTCGTCAGCTCCTCGAAAGCTGGTGATGTTCCGCCCCCGGCGGGCCGGTCCTACGCGGCCCGCCGGGGTTTCTTGTGTATCGACGGTAGCGAACTTGTCTACCCTCGTCTATATACGTGTGCCCTCGTCTGTCAACGCTTGCCAACGTCGACGGTTGTCTACTGTTTGCGTCATGACGGCTGACGAGATCGACCACGAGGCGGAGACTCCGGTCTATCGCCAGATCGCTGCGGTTCTGATTGCCGACATTGAGCGCGGGGCGCTGCCGGTCGGACGTCGCATCCCGTCGGAATCCGATCTGGTGAAACGCTTTGGCGTGGCCCGTGACACTGCCCGCGGCGCGGTGCGCTACCTCCGCGACGAGGGATACGTGCGCACGGTGCCGCAGCGTGGTTCGTACGTCTTGGAGCGGCGACGGCCCACCGAGGGCGGTTAGCGGCCCGCCCGCCGCGCCTTGGATGACGAGCGCGACGGACGGAGCATCCGGGCGCGCTCTAGCGATCTCGCAGTGTCTCGGCGAGTTGGGGAAGCTGTTGCCGCGGGAAGTGGAGTAACGCGGCCTCGCTGAGACCGTCCGGTTCGAGGGGGACGTTCATGCGCCAGGAACCGGGGCGCCAGGGGTGGCGGACCTGGTCGGCGAACGCCGGCGTCTCGGCGAGCAGGGCGACGAGGCGCATTGCGTCGGGTATCGGGAGCTTCAGCAGTGCCCAACCGCGGTGGTAGTCGATGAATGCGTCGCCGCCGTATCCGAGCGGGGTGGCGCGCTTTGCTCGTACGCCGGCGGTGGCCTCGCCGACGTCTTGGCAGCATGCGCTCGTCGTGAAGCTGAGGCGCCACAGTTCACGGATGACGGGAAGCATCTCCGTGTCGATGTCTACTCGCTCCCCGCTGGGGGTGGTGAGCGTCTCGTGCGGGTGAATGAGCGGGTCCGTCGGCATCTGGGTTCCCCTCGTTAAGGCCGGCGGTAGGTCGCCCACTGGCCGGCTGCGGCGGCGAGAGCTTGTTTCCACTCGACGTCGGGTGCGTCCGCGGCGATGCCGGCCCAGAGTCGTTGTTGAGCGGTCGCGAAGACATCGAGGGCGCGGGCGGGGGCGGGGGACCATGCCGGGGTCTTGGCGGCCCACTGTTCGGCGTCCGAGGGCGTGTGCCCGGCGGCGATCAGCCAGACGACCCAGCAGGCGGCATCGATCCATGCGGCGCCACGGGTGGGCCATGCCCAGTCGACCACGCGCGCGGCGTTGTCGACGATGAGGACGTTGTCGGGCGTCCAGTCGGTATGCAGCAGGGTCTCGCCGCGCAGCAGCTCGGCGTCGTCCGGGCTGTCGAGGTAGTCCGCGAAACGCTGCTCGATCTGCTTCAGGACGATGCCGACGGGAGCTCGCACACCGGAAAGGGTGATGATCGCTTCGGCGACGAGCGGTAGGTCGTCGGATCGGGGGCTGTAGTCAGCGGGGTGCCCGTCGAGGTACTCGAAACCGAGCAGGTTCCACGTGCCGTCGTTGATCGTCCACAGGAGACGCGGGGCGAGTGGAGCGACGTGTGGGTTAATCGCCGTCTCGCGTTGCTGCGTCCAGACACGAGGGTGATCGCAGCTAAGCCCCTTGACGAAAATGCGGCCGGCGCGGGTTTCAAGGGTGGCGGCGATCTCGCTGTTGAGCCCCTTGTCGGCAGTCGCTGCTCTGTAGATGGGGCCGGTGCGGGCGGCGACGGCCTCGCGGGTGGCGGCGGGCAGGTCTTCCCAATGCATTCTCATGGTCACCACGGCGGGAGTGTAGGGCTTGGGACGAAGAGGCGAGGCCGCCCGCGCGCGGCGGGCGGCCTCCGGCCTGGAGCGGCCTAGTACGGGTTGTCGTTGCCGCAACCCCTCATCACCTCGTTGCCGGCGACGGTGTCGAGCTCGTCGACGAATTCGACGTCGTCCTCGACGACCGGACGCGGGGTGATCTCTACGGCGATGGCGCCGAGGGTGTCGACGACTTCGAGCTCGTCGTCGACCTCCGGACGCGCGGTGATCTCTACAGCGACAGCACTCATGGGTTTACCTCCTCTCATGCGTGTTGGCAGTAGCGGTCCAGGGACGAGCCGGCTTTGCGGTACAGGGTCACGAGCGGCATGCACGTGGTGCATGACTTCTGGAGAGTGCAGCTACTGCACCCGCTGTGACGCTGTAGTGCTCGGTCGGCGATGTTCCCGAGCCGCGATAGGCCCGCGACTCCCTCTTTGAGGAGCGGTATCGGGTGGTCGCGGGAGACTTTGCAGACGCTCGCCATGCCGAAGGGGCTCACGTTCAGGGACGTGTGGCCGGCGTCGCATCCGGTGAAGGGGGTTCGGTTGTGGAGGTACTCGGGTGCCTGCTGCGCGAGGGGTTCGGAGTCGCCGGCGAAGCTCGGCGACATGTGGCTGTACTCACGGATGCGTGAGGCGTACCGCTCGGCCAGGGCTCGCATGGCGTCGGCCTCGTGCGCGTTCTCGCGCGTGATGACGACGCTGAGGGACAGCGGCAGGTCGGCCTCGCGCGCGGCGGCCAAACCACGTATGAACTTCTTCCATGCGCCGCGGCGATTCGTGAACCCGTCAAAGGTCGCTTCGGTGGCTCCGTAGACGCTGAGGGTCACGCGGTAGGGGCGGCGCGTGGTGAGCAGGTCGAGCACGTTGGGCCTGAACAGGGTGGACCCGTTCGTCAGGATCTCGACCATCATTCCGAGGTCGTACGCGAGCGCGTACGTCTCGGGGAAATGCTTGTCGATGGTGCACTCGCCGCCGCCGAGCTCGATCCAGACGATTCCCGCGTCCCGCAGGATGTGCAGCAGCCTCTCGCGCGGCTCCCACGCGAGGCCCTCGTGCCTTTTCAAGCCGTAGACACAGTGGTCGCATCCCCAGTTGCACCCGTTGTTCACTTCGTACGAGGCGCGGCCGTGACCGTAGGGGGAAGGATCACGGATGAGCAGAACGTCGGGCCCCGGGTTGTCGCCGAGGTCGAGTGCCCATCTGCGCCGAGCGGCGTCGCGCAGCCAAGCGGGCACCGTGCCGTTAGCCGCGGCGTCGCGCAGCTCTGCGTATCGGTGAGGCTTGATCTTCAGCCCCGAGGCGTGGCCGGGGCGCAGCACGAGGTGTTCGTTCAGGAACGGACTTGCGATGAGTTCGTACACGGTGCTCCTCGACTCGTCTGGACGGGCTTGGGGCTGTGCCGTGAGGTGCGTTGTGGGAATCTCAGCGGGCGGCGGCCACGGGGTGACCGAGGGCCGGCGGTGGCATGGCTCATACCTTCCGTGGTGTCGGGTGGTGCCTTATACGCTCGATCTCGGCGGGTCGGCCCGGGGTCTATCTCACTCCGGGGCGGCCCGTTCGGCGTTAGCTCAGACGTGGTACGTCGTCCCCCACCGCATCGATCCACGAGCGAAGGAGGCGCGTACGTGCGCGTCGGTCTCTTCCTGCCCGGCCCCGGCCGCGAGGGGGTCGAACAGAACGCAGATGCGGATGGGCCCGCCCGCGGCGACCAGGCGCACCCACGACGGCGCGGCGGGCACGCACAGCCGGCACGTGTCGTCGCCGTAGGCGAGCCACGGGGCACCGCGCCGTATGCGGATTCGGTGGCCGATGTACGGCGGGGTCGCGTCGTGCGGGCCGAGGTACAGCGCGTCGGCGAATGCTCGCATGCCTGCCCCGATGCTCTCGACGCTCTCGTGCGCGAGGCGCGGCGGAACGTGGTAGGCGAGCAGTTGGGCAATGCTGAACGCCTCGGTGAGGTGAAGGGCGGTCGCGAGGCGGATACCGGCAACGAAGCCAGGGCCCGGAACGGTGCCGCTCGTCGGTTCGGGGGTCGTTACCACTTGACCACCGCCCACACGATCTTCCCGAATGGGCGGTCGCGGACGCCCCACGTTGCGAGGGCATCAACGATGAAGAGTCCGCGGCCTCGCTGGCGTTCCACAGACTCCGGCTTGAGGAGTGGGCGGCGCCGACGGGTGTCGTGGACCTCAATGGTGACGTTATCGGGGCCGTGAGCGAGGGCGACGCACAGGGAATCGCCCGGTTCCGAGCCGTATCGGATGGAGTTGGTCACCAGCTCGGAGGCTACGAGCAGCACGTCGTCGAGGGGGCCGTCGCCGATATCCGGTACGTAGAACTTCACGTACTCGCCCGTGAAGTTACGGGCCGCCTTGGCGGATTCCTCGACTGCGGCAAGGACGATCCGCCACGGTGGGCCCACCAAGGCCCATGGGTTGTGGGTGATGGTCATAGCTCTGGTCACCTCCCGTCCTCCGGGGCCGCCGGGGCCGGGCGACTCACGGGCAGGCAGACGAGGCGCAGCGCTTCGCCTTGCGACCATCGGGCGGCCAGTCGAGGCGTGGGCGCTCGGTAGGTGGGGGTGTGTGCCGAGGACGTCAGAGCGAGCGTCAGCACAGCCGTGCTCACCGCTCACCCTCCCCGGCCTGGTGCCGCTTCTTGATGATGTGGTCGAGCTGGAATCGGTACAGCTCGACCTGCCCGGGCGTCAGAATCAGGACCGACTCGGACATCCCGCCGTCCTCGTGGTGGACCATGACCGGTAGGGCGGCCTGCTGCGCCCGGTGGTCATAGATGACATCCCGTTTCAGGGGACTGACGTGCGTGACCGGCACGGGCACGTGGCGCAAGGTGTCACCGCTGGACGGGGCCGACCATTCCCGACCGCCTCCCGGCGGACGCAGGTGGTAGGACGCCGAGCTTGCGCCCGGTACACGGACGACGACGCCGATTCGCCCGTTCTCCGCGAGGTCTGAGGCGAGGTCGCCGAGTCGGGGGCGAAACGGGGCGCCTGCGCTTAACTCAGCGCCCCGTGGCGCAGGTTGCTTCGAAGTCTGCTTGGTCATGCCCCGAAGCTAGGAGGAGGGCAGGGGCCGAATATGAACCGCAGGAATATCACCCTCATCCGTCGAGGTGAAAGCGGTCTGACATGCGGCGCAGCTTCTCGCGGGTGGTCGCTCGTTCGGCGTAGACGAGGCTACGCAGGGTTGACCGCGCAATGGGGTGGTTGCGGATGAGCTGGGGCGCGATGCGTTCGGCTGTCTCCAGTTCCTTCAACGCTTTGTCCCGGTTGCCATCCCAAAGCCACGCGCGGGCGATGTCCATGTGGTGGTGTCCCTGGCGGGAGTGGGGGAGTGCGGCGACAAGTTCCGGGCTGGTCTTCCGGTTTATGGCCAGGGCCCTCCGCTGCTCGCGCATCTCAAGCGCAACGTTGATGGCGTGAATCTGGACGTTGCCGGGCGAGAACGTGAGCGAATGCCGGTCGTACACCGGGGCACCGGAGTATTCGCCCAACCGATCGGCGGCGGCCCTGGCGTGCGCGATGCGGTCCTCGGCCTCTGCCCGTAGCCCTCCCCGCGCTGCCGAGACCGCGGCGCGCAGTTGCAGCGATCCCCATGCGCGGATGGCCAGCGGTTCGCCCTCGTCGTAACCCTGCTGCACGCTTTGCAGTGCCTTGTCCGAGAGAGCGACGGCGTCCGACCAATCGGCGGTTGCCCACATGTCCCATACGCGCATCCAGTCGGCCACGGCAGGCATGACGGAGTCGCCGGATAGCCGTGCCGACCAGGAGGCCCGTTCACAAGCCATCGCGACCAACTCGGGGTGACCGAGGGCGTGCGCGGCGGTGTGCGCGAACTTGCAGCAGACGGCGTAGATCGCGAACGCTTCCTCGCGCTCATGGCCGGTGGAGACCTCGGCGAGGGCCCGAGCTTCGCGGAACAGATCGGGAAGCACCTGCATGATCGCCACGTTCGCCGCTGCGTCGCGTAGGCGGTGCAGTCGAGTGGTCTCCTGCCAGAGCTGGCTAGCCGGTCGCGGGGTGCCGTCGAAGATGGGGGTGAGGTCGTACCGGCGCAGTTCCCGCAGGACGGATGACGCGGCGACCTGCCATTGATTCTCGTCGGGTGAGCTGTTGTACGGACGGCCGATCAGGTCATTCGGGTGCACATGCAGCTCGGCGGCGAGCAGGTTTAGCAGGCCGACCCGGTCAAGTTCGATGAGGCCGCGTTCCATCTTCGACACCCACCCCTGAGACTTCCCCAGAGCGGCGGCGAGGTCAGCCTGCGGCATCCCGAGACGAAGCCGTGCGCGACGTGCGCGGCGGCCGATCTCCTCGGCTTCTTCCAACATCAGTGCGCCCCCTTTGCGGTGTGGCGCCGGCGGGGTTCAAGCGGGCGGCGAGGCATCCGTGCTCCATCCGTCGGGCGTATACCTCAGAACGGTACCCATGGTGCGGGGCGGGTGTGGAGCGCTACAGAGCAGGAGAGCGCCAGGAATGACAAAGGCGCCCCGCTCCGGCGCGAGGCCGAGGCGGGGCGCTGTATTCATGGGGCGTCGTCGACGATGAGCCGGGTACGAGCGTCGACGCGGTCGACGGCGTCCCGCAGGCTCTACCCGCTGTTCGGGTGTAGGTTCGTGCTCGACCGCGACGAGCTGCTGCTCGATGGTGTCGAGACGCTGTTTAAGGCTCGGGCGGGCTGGCGTACCCTGCCGGTCGTCGGCCACCCCGCCCTACAAAGGGTTCGGCCGTGACTTGACCGTTTTGAGGATCTTCTCGGCTGCCTGCTCCGGGTCTTCGTGTTCCCACACGCGGATGACGGACCAACCCGCGTTACGTAGTGCCTCGTCGGTCTCCGCGTCGCGAGCTCGATTTCCGGCGATCTTCTCCTGCCAGAACGCCGCGCCCTTCTTGGCGGGCCGGTGGTGTTCCGGGCAGCCATGCCAGTAGCAACCATCGACGAAGACGGCGACGTGTGCCTTTGTGAACACCACGTCGGCGGTCCGGCGCAGGTTGGGGAGCGGTCTGGCTCCCACGCGGTATCGCAGTCCGCGTCTGTGGAGCGCGGATCGCAACAGCTTCTCAGGCTTCGTGTCCCGTCCCTTGTTGGCGGACATGACCGCTCGGGAAGCGGGGGAGGACGCCCACGAGTCGGGGGGAACGGACTCGGTGGTCACGTAACCGGCGGCGTGAGCCATCCTCCATGCCTGCGCCAGGTTCGCGGCGCGAGTCGTGGCGTCTACCTCGCCGACATACCGTTCTTGCGTCTCGCCTTCCCGAGACCATCGCAGATAGGCGCGGATGCGGCGGGTGCTGCGGTATAGGCGCAGCGCGATGGACGCGCGCGCGTAACGGCCGTCGCCGATGTCGACCGCGCGAGCGAGCCGGCTACCGGCGGCCCGGTCCTGCTCAGCCGCTCGGGCCTCTCGGCCTACTCCCGCTCTCGGCTTCCACGCCCGATCGGGAGGCATCCGATCCTTCCAGCACCTCTGTCGACCGCTCACGGCTTCGGTCACTTCCGCTTCTCCGGGTCCCCCAGAGCCCCAACCGACTTGAGAGCGTTGGCGACAGCTTCCGCGAAGGCCGCCCCGAGCTTGACGGGCACGGCGTTGCCCAACTGCCGCATCTTCTCGCCCCGCGGTCCGTCGAGAATCCAACGGTCAGGGAACGTCATGACTCGCGCGGTCTCACGCACGGTCATGTATCGGTATCCGTCCCCGCCCCCGAAGTTGACAAAGTTGACGTCGTCAAGCTGCATGACGGATTCCCCGCCCGGTACGCCATGCACCCCCGCCTTGACGGTCTTCGCGGGCCGGTCCAGCACGTTCGGGGTGTGCCCGGTGTACATGCGAGCTCCAGGCCACCCAACGTGGTCGGTGATACCGTCCACTTCGATCTTTTTCTCGACGGCTTCCTCCGTAACGTACGGAAGTGGCTTCCCCTCGTTCTCGTCGATTCCCGCGATGGCGTCTCGCAGCGTGCGCCACGGCTCCAGCTTCAGCTTCTCCTTGACCTTCTCGTTCTCGTAGTCGAGTTCGGGAAGGTTGGCGATGACGCGTTTGCGAACATCGGCGGGCACCTTGTGCCGCTTCCAGTATGGTCCACCCTCACGCATGGAGTGGATCATCGACTCAGCGGAGTGCGTCTTTGCGGGCATGAACTTTTCCCAGTCGACATCGAGGTCAGCGCGGAACGCGACGATGATCACTCGATTCCGAATCTGAGGTACGCCGTAGTCAGCCGCGTTGACCTCCATCTCCTTGACGACGTATCGCTCCGAAAGGTCAACCGATTCGTTGGCGATCAGCTTCTCAAGGAGTTCGTTGTGGTCTTCCCACGCGGCGTCCTCGTCGCGCTCCACGAAGGGGAGGCTCAGTTCATTCAGGATATAGTTGAAATATGGTTTGAAAGAGGGGCGAAGCAGGCCGCGAACGTTCTCGCAGATGACTGCCTTGGGCCTCATTTCCCGAATGGCACGGAACATCTCTGGGAACATGTTCCGCTTGTCCTCTGTCCCCTTGTGGACTCCCCCCAGACTGAAGGGTTGGCAGGGTGGTCCACCGGCGAGAACGTCGACCTCTTCGGTAACGTGCTCGCTGAAGTCGATTTTGCTCACGTCGCCGGAGACGAGTGGCCACCCCTTCTCGGGCTCCTTGGGGTTCGGCGGGTTGTCCTTCAGGGACTGGCAGGCCCGCGGGGCCAACTCGTTCACCAGGAGCGGACGGAAGCCCGCCGCGTGCACAGCCATCGCGAGCCCCCCGCCGCCGGCGAACAGCTCGACACACGTCCCTACCTCTTGGCGTTCTTCTCGCAGCTCGGGCATGAGAGAAGCATACCGCGGAGTTTGTGATCATGGTGACCCATCCCGCAACTTGCCTCGCGTGTCCCCCAGTTGCACCAGATAGGCTGCGCCGTGATCAGGAATTTCGTAGCGGGCGAGGTGCTCAGATGACCGACGGGTACAGCGATCAGTTCCGGCTCAGCATCACGGAGGCGCTGAGCAAGCAGCTATACGCCGCCCTGAAGCGCTTGGAGCCCGCGCCCCTCACGCAGGAAAACCTCGACGCCCTCGCCCCTCAGGCCGAGAAGCTTGGTCTCCCCAACATGTCAGGGGTGTATCAGCTATTCCGGCAGTTGCCCGGCGAGGAGCGCCAGCTCACCTATGTGGGAAAGGCTGACGAGCCACTCCCCGATCGTCTTGGAAACCACCTTTACAAGCTCTCCGGGCGAGAGGGTATTTCCATTGACGAGATGTCGTTCAAGTGCCTGTTTGTCGAAGAGGACCTCTCCTCCGTCTCTCCGGAAAAGATGCTGATCAAGGAGCACCTCAAAACCGGAAAGATCGTCTGGAACAATCGCGGCTTCGGTAACAACGACCCCGGGCGCAATCGCGATCGGACTGTGATCAAGAGCAACCACTTCGATCTTGAGTTCCCCATCGACCTTTCCCGAAGGGTGGAGGGGCTCACACCGGGGGTTCAGTCACTGCACCAGGTGCTAGGGGATATCAAGAGTGGCATACCGTTCAACTTCCGCTTCAAACACTCGGCCGCCTTTAAGGAGCTGCTTGTCACCGTTCCAGACGGGGAGATGACCGTAGACGAAGCGTTTCGCTTCGTCGCGCAGTACCTGCCCGAAAAATGGCAAATCTGTGCTCTGCTCGGCTGGGCGATCATGTACGACGACAGCCCCTCCACTTACCCCAGTGCCCGGCATTACTACCGGCTTGACGGGGTCTCCACTCAGAAGCCGAAGACTCGAAAGCCCAGCAAGAGTGAGACGGAAGACGCGGTCGAGGACGAGGACGCTGAGTTCGCCGAGTAACGTCGCTGAACTGGCAGCGTGCTCCGCCCACAGCGACAAGCTGTGGGCGGAGCACGCTGGACAGCGTCGAGTGCGCTCCTCTCGTTCTATCTGAGTTGGGCGAGTGCGGCGAGGACGAGACCGGCGAGGCCGACCAGGGCGCCGATGCTCGGCAGGGGCCATCGGCTCCGTTCGAGGGCGCCGAGGCGGGTCTCGTGGTCGACGAGTTGCCGGTCAGTCTGGTCGCTCCGCTGCACGAGCAAGGCGAGTGATCCATCGACCCGGGCGAACCCCTCGGCCATAGTGCCGCGTAGCTTCTCCAGCTCGATGGCGACGGACGGCTCGTGAGGGGCCGAATGGGTCACGCGCTACCGTCCCCGTTGTTGTCAGCCAGGCCGAGGCCGACGCGGTCGAGTAGGGCCTCGACGGCGGGCAGTGCCATCACGCGGGCGAGGCCACCGGCAACGGCGAGGGCGCCGGCGACCCATGGCAGGGACGTGGGGATGCCGGACGCGTTGACGATGGCGGGCAGGGCGACGGCGAACGCGACGACCCCCTGAATCAGGGTGTGGACGGTGCGCTTATTGGCGGAGGACACAGGTACCTCACTTCACGATATTGAGAGTCTGACCGGCGTAGATCCGGTTCGGATTGCTGATGCCGTTCGCCTTGGAGAGCTTGGCGACGGTCGTCCCGAACTTGGTCGCGATTCCTGACAGGGTGTCCCCGCTCTTGACCTTGTACGTGGTGGTCTTGCTGCCGCTCGACGACGTGCTGCCGCCGGTCGAGCCGCTGCTCGACTTGGTCGCCCAGGCGCGCAAGGCGGCCCGGTTGGCAAATTTGCCGACGTTGGTGTCGAGCGGCCGGTCGGCGTGCTGGTGGAAGGTCCATGCGGCCGAGATGCGCGGCTTGCCAGCGGTGACGTAGTCGGCGATCCACAGGGCGTCGCCGGCGTTGCTGGTGGTGTCCCGGCGGGTCCAGTAGTCGAGGTTGCAGTACAGGCCGACCCGGTGCGTCTTGCCTCGCAGTCGCTTGACCTCGGCAAGGAATCTGTCCTTGTCCGCGCAGCTCACCCCGGGGTCTTCCCAGTCGGCGAACAGGGGGTCGCCCTCGACGCTGGCGCACTTCTCGACGAAGTACGCGGCCTGCGCGGTCATGCTGCCCGGGCGAAGGAAGTGATAGGAGCCAACGACCAGGCCAGCCGCGCGAGCGTGCGCGACCTGATCGCGCATCTTCGGGTTGACGTACGAGGTGCCTTCGGTGGCCTTGACGAACACGAAGTCGAGGCCGGAGGTGCTGAACGTTGCGGATTGGTAGGACGAGACGTCAATGCCTTTGACGGTCACGGTGGGTGTCTCCAGACATGAAAAGAGCCCCTGCCTGCTGGCGAGGGGCGCACGGGTGAGAGCGGGTTAAGCGAGGGCGGCCCAGTACCGATTGGCGCCGTTTTCCATCGACGCGAGGGTGATGGATGCGGGCGCCGTGGCGGCGCCGGTCGAGTAGACGCCGAAGCGGCGGACGGCCGTGTATCCGAAGACGTTCGGCGGGGCGCCGGCGCCGGATTCGGCGGCGAGCAGCAGCGGGCCGTCGCCGGTCGTGGTGTTGTACTGCAACCGCCACGCGACGTAATAGACGCCGGCGGGGGCGGAGTAGGCGGCGGTGAGCGGCGAGGTGATCGTCGCGCCGCCGGCGGTGTGGACTTCGGCCGGTTCATAGGCAGCGGTCGACATGTCTCCGGTCGCCGCGACGCGGCTGCCGCTGCTGTTGTAGATCGCGGCCCATGATCCGGTGAGCAGACCGCCGGCGTAGCCGGTGGCGAACCACACGATGCGGGTCAGCGTCGCGGGTACGCGCAGGATGACGGCGGTGACCCGTATGGGGCCGCTGCCGGGGTACAGGCCGGTTGACTGGCCGAGGGCGGGGTCGAATGCCCATCCTGCGAGGCCATGGTCGGAGGGGAGCCACTCGCCGCCGCCGAGGGCGTCCACGTATGACTTGCGGGCGAGGTGGTTGTCGGCGGTCGGCGCGGCGGTGGACGACGGGACGCTCGAAAAGGTCTTCGTGCCGCTGATGGTTTGGGTACCGGCGAGCAGAACGGCGGCGGTGGTGAGCGGGTACCGGGCGTCGGCCGCAGCCTGCGTGAGCGCTCCGACGTCCGCAGCGGTGAGGTTGACGATGCCGGTGTACCCGTTGACGGACGCCACCGCGCCCCCGCCGGAGGACTCCGGGAGCTGCGCGGCGGGCACCTTGCCGGACGCGTCGAGCTGCGCCACGCCGCCGGCGGCGCCGACCGCGGTCGAGGGAATCGCCCCGACGTCGGCCGCGGCGAGCACGACGGCGGCCTGCGACTGGCCGTTGACGGACTGGACGACACCGGGTGCCCCGTCCCGGCCGGGGGCGCCCTGCTCGCCGCGGGGGCCGGCCTCGCCGGCCGGGCCGACCAGGGAGGCGAGCCACTGCTCGCGGGTGCCGGGGAATCCGGCCGCGACGGCGACGGCGTACGCGTCGGCGCCCGGTGCGCCCGGTGCGCCCGTGGCGCCGGTATCGCCCTGGACGCCGGCGGGGCCGATCAGGGAGGCGAGCCACTCGGCGACGGTGCCGACGAATCCCTGCTCGACCGCTACCTCGTACGCCGAGTCGCCCCTGACTGCCACGTAATTGGGCTTGCCGGGGTCGGTGGGGGCGATGTCGGCGAGGTCAGCGGCAGGGTGTTCGGCCGGTAGCAGGATGGCGTACGAGCGGTTCGAGGTGACGCCGGCGAGCTGCTCGGTGACGACGTAGGCCCACCCGTCGGGGTCCATGTCGGGGGCGTCGGTGGCGGGGAGGACGACGGAGATTGCGCCCGTGGCGTCGAGCTGGGCCACGACGGGCCCGCCGAGGATCACGTCGGCGTCGGGGAAGGTCAGAACGGCTGGCGCGCGGAAGGTCACGCTGCCGGTCAGGGGGGTGCCGTCCGGCAGGAGGTATCGGCCGGTGACTTTCACGGTGGGGATGGACTCGGGCAGCACGTGCCGCGTCTCCTTACTCGTCGATGGGGTGCAGACCAGGCTCAGCGGCCGGTGCCGGCGGTGCCGGTTCGGGCTCGGGGAAGGGGACCGGCGCGGGGAAGGGGGGAGGTTGCACGGGTGCCTCGACGCCCTGCCCGGGGCCGTCCTCCTCGGCTACCCGGGCAGCGAACATCGGGGCGACAGCGGCGGGAGGCGCGGGGATCTCCGACGCTGCGTAGGTGCGGCGGGTGTAGCCACCGAGGCAGTTGCAGAGCACGCCATCGGTACCGGACTTCTGCCGGGCCTGGATGCGCACGAACACGAGCTGCTCGAACTCGGCGCGGTCGAGGGGGAAGGTGTACCAGGCCGTTTTGTAGACAGGGTTCGGTGCCGACGATGCGGCCGAGACGGAATCGGTGTCGATGTCGGTCCAGCCTGATTCGCTGGCGAGGCGATACTGCACTTTCACCTCGCAGGTGCTGCCCGGGGCGGCGCCGAATTCGAGCTGCACCGTGGCGACGGGGTTGTGCGCCTGGATCGAGGCGAACCAGCAGTTTTGAAATGAGCTGCTGGTGATGGACTGGCCGCCGGCGGGGAGCGGCTGAAACGACATGGGCAGGGCAGGTGATCCGATGCCGCGGCCCGAGGTGGTGTCATCGCCGATCACGATGTGCCCGGTGCGGTCCCAGATGCTCACGGCCTGCGTGCCGGCGCCGCCTGTCTGAGCGGACGGGCTCGCTCGGATGGTGAACGCCGTTGTTCCGTCCTCGCGCTGCATGATGACGCCCTGCTGTGGGGTGCCGTCGGGGTGGTTCCAGAACGAACCGAACTGGCCGACACCGAACAGGCCGGTTCCGTCGGGGGCGAGGACTTCCAGTGATCCGCCCTCGGCGATGGTCACGCGGCCGTTGGTGATCCTGTTGAGGGCGGGCCGCATCTGTGCGCGGCCGGAGAGTTCGCGCACCTGTCTTTCGAGGGCGCGTATGCGGTCGAGGATGTCCTGCGGGATTGCTGCCACTTACGCGGCCTCCAGATACAGGCGGGCCGACTCGGGTCGGCCGCGTTCGGGTGGGGTGATGGCGAGGCCGACGACGCGGTACCGGGCGTCGAGCGGTACGGGGTGCCACAGGTCCCGGATGCGGACGCGTACGGTCGAGCCGAGCATCGCGGGGGAGATGGGCGCGCGGGTCATGTCGAGGGTGATCTCGGGGACAACCGTCCCGGACCGGGCGGCGGCGAGGTCCGCGGCGGCGTGCGCGTCGAGCGTGGCCTGCTGCTCGACGGTCGAGTAATCGCTGCTGCCGTCCAGCCGCGGCCATCCGTCGGCGATGTCCTGTTCCGCGAGCTGAAGCGCGGACATGAGGGGGACGCTGTCGGCGGTCTGGTTGGTGTTGTTCGTCGCGCCCCTGCTCTGCCACGCGTTCGCCCGGACCGTGGCGTCAACGGGCCACGAGTACGAAGTGATCGGGCCCGGATAGTCGAGGACGACGTCGGCGTGCCCGGTACGGATCGTGGGCGTGCCGAGCTGCAACTGCTTCACGCGGCGGCCGTCGGCGTCCCGGTACGAGGCGATGCGCCACTCGAAACCGTCCTCGACTGCGCCGAGCTGGTCGATAAGGTCCCGGATCACTGGCAGGTCGTAGCGGCTGAACTTCCGCTCGCGCAGGACGCCGGATACGGCGGTGTCGTACTCGATGCTCAAGTCGCCGCCGGGGGTGTTCTGCACGTAGTCGAGCAGGCCGCGGACGATGTCGTACTGATCGGTCGGCGCGGTGGTTTCGAGAGAGTCGTACAGCAGCCGGTGCGAGAGGTAGGTGTCCCAGGTGCCGGCCTGTATCTGTACGCCGAGGTTTCCGCGGCCTGTTGCGGCAAGGGTGGCGGTCCACAGGACGCCGCCCCACCACAGCTCGCGCCCTCGCTCGATCCATACGGCGGTGCGGCCCGGGACGATGGCAGCCCGGGCCCGCGCGGCTGTTGCAGCGTTCGGGATCGGCACCGTGCCGGACATGGCGCCGGCCTTGCCTATGTAGTCGTCGAGGGCGAGCTGCTGCACGGGCAGCGCGTCGAGGACTTGATCGGATCGCAGGTCGGATAGCAAGAGGCGATAGGGAGGGGACGACAACGAGCACCCCCGTCCTCAACTGATGTGGCGATCAAGGGACAAGGAGAGTTACCGTAAAGGCGAGTTGGCAGGACAGCGGCAACGAGGACCGTTGAGAAGCTGCCAGCGCATCCAACTGCCCGAGGAGTTGCCTCGGGGACCGACGGCGCGGTTTGAGCGTTCCTCCGGGGGCGCGTCGCGGTAAAGATGAGTCCTGACGCTAGGTCTCAGCAGACCATCGCGAGGTGGTCGAGCTGAGGCTGCCCCGCCGATGGTCGACCACCCTTACTGAAAGGGTTCGGCCAGTGCGTTTCTCCGCCTCCGCCACTCGGGCGCTGCTAGTTATCCTGGCATTCGTCTCATCAGTGCTCGTCGGTGTTGTGGCGGGCATTCTCTCCTACGCAAACGGCGCTCTTGTTCCGGGTGCTGTGCTGTACGGCGGTGGAGCGCTCGTTGCCTGGATGACGCTGAGTCTCATGGTCATGGGCGCTCTTGGTTGGCTCGATGGCGGTGATTCTGGAACCTCGTCTACGTCACGCCAGAACGTAGGTAGCTGAGGTGCGCAGGTTGCGGTCGTTCCTCAACGCGCCCTCGCCCGACCAGGTGCGCAGAGAGAGCACGCCGGCCGTCGTCAGGCGCGCGGTGCCCTCGCCGAAACCATCCGATACGGACAGTTCGCAGTCGGCTGGCGGGCGCCACCCGGCCGGGATGGTTCCGAGGGTCTCGTCGTTGATGTTGCCGGCGGCTCCGACGTCGAGCTGTGCACCCTTACGCACCACTTCGAGGGCGAACCATGCGACACCGCCCGTGCGGCGCGCGGTGTAGCCGTTGAGGGTGTAGCCGCTGGCCACGCTGAAACCGGTTGTTGCGGTCTCGACATTGAGCGGTGGCCGGTAGGTCTCCCACTGAGCGGCGCTGGCGTTCCAGCGTTCGAGGACGCCGTCGACGTCGCGGTACTGGCCGTCGTAGGCGCCGGCGAAGTCAGTTCCCCACCCGCGCGGGATGATTCCGCCGTACGAGGAGGTGTACCGGCGGCGGTCGGCGAGGGCCGATGCCCAGTTGATCCCGCCAGTGCCGGCGGACGCACCGGCCGGGACGGTGATGGACCACAGCCGAAGCGACGACGCGGGCAGGGTGGGTTCGCTCGGGGACGGTTCCGGGGCGCCCTTGATCAGTTCAACAGCTACGGCGGTCTGCCCGGACGCGTCGAACAGGCCGTCGTACACCCGCAGCACGAGCGAGTCGACGCGCGGGTTTTGGGCATCTCCGTCGGCAACGGTGAGCGTCTCCGGGGCGGTCACGGCGACGGGGTACGCGCCCTGTGCGGTGGTGCCTTGCACCAGGGCGCGGCCGATGCCGAGCTGCACCTGCATGGGGCCGGCGCTGGTTGCCGTAAGCGGGGCGCCGCCGGCTATCACTCCGTCGCGGGTGGTCAGCTCGCCCTCGGGCGCGAATGTGCCGAGTGGGGCGAGTCGGGTGTCGGTGCGGGTCTGCCCGGCCGGCGGTCCGGTGAGCAGCCATGCGGCGCGCACGGTCACGGTGGCGCCACCTCCTTACCAGTAGGCCGAGCGCCACCGGACGGCGACGGATGCGGCGGGGTCGGATGATCCCGGGGCGGCCCGGAATGCCATGTCGGCCGTGCCGGGGGCGAGAGTGAACGTGGTCTCGGGCACGCTGCGGGCGCTCGCTGTGTAGAGCCGTGACGCGGTGCTGTTGAGCGTCGCGGTTCCCTCGCCGGTGTCGACGACAAGGACGTCGCCGACGGCGAGGTCGAGGTCGTATTCGAGGGCGTCGCCGGTCTCCAGGTTCGTGAGGCTCGGCATGGACACGGGGCCGCGGAACTCGATGATGGGATGCGCCGGCGCGTTGCCGACGTTGCGGGCGGTCAGGGTGCCCGTGCTGCCCGGCGTGCCGAATGCGAGGCCACCGTCGATGTTGGCGGCGGTGGCCCAGTCGAGGCCGGCGTCGAGCAGGTCCTCGCCGGTGTTCCAGTCGAGGCCGGGCTCGTCGGCCGGGAGGCCGGCCCGCGCGGTGTGTTCGAGCAGCTCGTATCGGCGCGGGTCGGATGCGGTGAGCTGCACTGCGGCGCCGGTGATGGTGCCCACCCGGTACCCGCGGCCGACGGGTACGGCCCTGGCCGTGACTCGGACCCATGCTAGAAGCGGGCCGCGGTCGTCGAGCTGCACCACGAGGGGGATCTCGTCGTCGGTGACGGCGGTTGCGTCGCCGAGCTGCTGCACGACGCCCCCGATTTCGCCGGGACGGGCGCGTATCACGATGTCGTCGACGGTGACGACGCGAGACTGTGCCAGCAGTCGGCCGAGGATGTCGCCGTGCGCGGCCGGTCGCGGGGTGCTGCCGGAGTCGAAGGCCGGGAGGTCTTCCCACCCGGTGAGGGAACGCCACCGGTAGGGGGTGCCGCGGCCGAGCAGCAGCTCGCCGAGCTGGACGTGCCCGGGCGTGGTGACCTTGTCGCCGATTGCCACGCGTCATCCCCTCGCCTTCATGCGCCATTCGAGGGCCGCCGCGTTCTCCTCCGGCGTCTGGTCGCCGCCGTACCAATGCTCGATGTGCACGGACGCGCCCCCCGGGGCATAGCCGAAGGCGCCGGCCGGTGCGGTACCGGCGGCGGCGCCGGCGAAGGCGGGAACGGTCGGGGGCGTCACGAGCTGCGACATGGTCCGTGCGAGGGCGCCCTGCCCAGAGCGGATACCGGCGACGACGCCGGCGGGAATCCAGCGGCCGACCTCGCGCGCCATGACCTTTGACGGTGAATGGATTCCGAGCGCCTTAGCGATCGGTCCCGGGATCATGTTCTTCGCGAAAGAGACGAGCTGAGATTTCAGCCAACCGCCCATTGACCTAACGCCACGGAGCAGGCCCCGGACAAGGTCGGCCCCCTTGTCGTACAGCAGGCCGCCGAGACTCCCAAGAGCCGATGTGATCTTGTCGGGCAGGCCCCTTACCCAATTGACGAGATCGGTCGCCTTGCGTACTGATCCATCCTTGGCACTCTGCCAATGCCGGGTAATCACGCTCGACAGGGACCAGCCGGTAAAGAAGCTGATGAGCTTCTGTGGCAGCGCCCCGACGTAAGAAACGATGCCATTCCACACTCGCGAGGTACCCGACTTGATCGAGTTCCAATGAGCGATGATGATCCCGACCAGCGTGAAGTTCAAGAACAGGTCGAGCAGTAACTGACCAACGCCCTTGATCTTGTTCCAGACCCATTCCCACGCGTGTTTCGTCGCGTTGACGATGGTGTCCCAGTTGGCCACGATCAGCGCAACCAGACCGACAACAGCGGCAATGACGGCCGCAACGGGGCCCATGGCGATCACCCACGCTGTGGCCATGCGCGCGGCCTGTATGAGGCTCTGTGCGCCCATCAGGACCCACGCGGCAACCACGCGTACCGCGGCGGCGGCTGCGCCGGCGCCTTGGGCTATCCAGCCGGCAAGAATCGTGGCATTGGTGGCTAGGAACGATGCCAGTGCGCCGGCCTGCGCCGTGCCCTGCGTGATCCAGCCGGTGACGACGGCGGTTGTGGTCGTCCACGCTTGGGCGGCGAGGGCAACCAGGGCGGGCAGGAAAAACGCCGTGATCAGTCCGGCAGCCACCGTAAAGGCGGTCGAGTGGTCGGAGACGAAACCGGCGGCGGTGGCGATGCCCTGCCCGAACTTCACCGCATAGTCGGCACCCTTGGTCAGAATGGGGATGACGTAGTCGTCAATGACACCGACGACTTTCTGCGTCAGTCCGCGTTTGAACTGCTCGAACTTGGTCGCCGCGTTGTCACGCATCGCGTCGCCGGCCTTGTCGGTGGCGCCCTTGACGTCGCCAAGTGCCTTTACGGCGGTCGACGGATTGAGTTTGAACAGCGCGCCCTGTAGATCCTCGGCCTTGGTGCCGAAAAGCGCGACGGCGGTTGCGTTCCGCTTTGCCGGGTCCTCAATGGCCTTGATGCGTTGCAGGACGTCGCCGAGTGCCTTACTGGCTTCCGGGCCGCCCTTGGTGAACGTCGCCGCCATCGTGTCGGCATTAAGGCCAATGTCCTTGAACGCCTGCACGCTGGTCGTGGACATGTCCTTACTGTGGATCGCGAATTCCTTCAACGCGTCTGCAACTGTGTCCGCATCCCTCGCGCCACCCTGTAGACCCTGCTGTATCAGGCCCATTGCGGTCTGCGCGTCGAGGCCCAAGTCGCGGAACTGCGTTGGGTACTCTGTGAACGTGTCGAGCAGGTCCTCGGCGGAATTCGCGCCCTTCTGGGTTCCGCGTACGAGGACGTCCATAGCCTCATCCGCGGATTTGGCGACGCCCGTTTTCAGCATGACGCCAACGGCGCGGGTCACGGCTCCGACGTCCTCGCCCATGACGGCCGCGGTGTCCGCGACGCGCTTACTCATGGTCTGGATCTGCGCTTGCGTTGCCTCGGGCGGCAGCAGGCCGTTTTGCGCAATGCCCTTGATGACTTCGGCGCCATCTTCGACCGAATCGACAATCGCGCCGGCGTACAGGTCGCCGGCGACCTTGCCGTACTTCGCCGCTACCGGGCCGGTGGTGCCGAGCTGGGCCTGCAACTGGCCGGGCACCTTGGCTTGTTCGAGGGCCTCGCCGACGCCGGTCATCATGGCGGCCCCGATGCCTGCGCCGAGGGCGGCCCATCCGAAAGCCTTCAGCCCGTCGGCGCCGGCGCGTGCCGCGTCGTCGCTCCCGTCGGCCATGCCGTCGCCGAGGGCGGCGCCGGCCTGCTGTCCGGCCCGGTCGGCGTCGGCGACCATGGTGTCGCCGGTGGCGCGCATGCGGGCCTCGGCGCGCTGCATGCCGCCCTCGGCCGGGGCGTCGTCAACGGTGATGGTGGCGAGCAGCTCGCCGACGGTGAGCGGCGTGGACACAGGCACTCACCCCCCCCGGCGGTCGGGTCACGCGGCGGGTAGGCCGGTGATCGCTGCGATTTCTGCGGGATCGGTGACGGTCCGGGGCGTGCGTGCCCATGCGCGGGCGAACCGGGACTCGCCGGGGAGGCCGGAGACCAGGACCAGGAAGCGGCGCGTACTCATGCGCGCGAGGCCCGGCGCGGTGGTGCCGTACTCACGGGCGAGGTCGCCCTCGACGGCGGCCCAGTGCGTCAGGATCGCGCGCCAGAACTCGGCGCCTTCTTCCGCTTCTTCGTCGTCGCGCGCCGTGCCGCCCGGTTCGGCGCCGTGGCTTTTCCCGCTTCCTGCTCGGCGTACAGCTCGGCCGCGCGCTGCATGGTGACGCTGCCCGGGCGGCGGATGTTGCCGGCGGAGTAGATCAGCACGACGCCGAGCTGCCGGTCGGTCATCCCGTGTTCGGCCCACGTGTCGAGGACATCGGCCCCGTACAGGGTCGCAAGCATCTTGCGGACGTCGGCGGGGTCGCTGGAGTCCTGGACGCGTTCCATCTGCAACGTGAACATCAGCGGCAGGGACTCGGGCAGGGTGTACGTGGTGCCGTAGAGCGTGAGCTGCTCGCGCGGCCGGGTGGCGGACTCCTCGGCGAAAAACGCGTCGAAGTCAGCAGGCCCGCCGGCGGCGAGCTGCCGCTCGTCGCCCTGGTCGACGTCGGCGAGGGCGAGGTCGGTCACGGGGCCACCGCCGCGGACGTCGGGGCGCCGCACCGGGTGATGGTGGCCGACCAACTCGTTTTGTCGTTGTTGCCCCCGCCCTGCTCACCAGGGGTCACGGTCGCATCCCAGATCACCCACTGCGTTTGCGTGTTGTGGCGCCACCGCACGCGGTTCCGGGAGTCGATGCCGAGACGCTGCGCCCACTCGTGGTCGATGTACGCCTGCCCCGGGTCCTGCGCCTTGGTGGTCTTGTCGATGCGGTACTGCCCCTCGACTTCCAGCGTCGCGCCCCGCTGCATCACGTCCTGCTCGTACAGACCCTCGGAGTCAAACGCCGTTGTGTCGACGGTTTCCTCGTTCTCTCCGGGGTTGTGCGTGAAGGTGGTGATACCGGAGATCGGCAGCCACGTCTCGGCGCCGGCGTCGGCGTCCTCCACTTCGAAAATCCACCCGCGGGCGTCAATCGGCCTTCCGCCTGCCATCGGGGTACCTCCTTACGGTTCGGTGGGGCCGGACACGTCAAGGTCGAAATTCACGACGTGCTCGTGCCGGCCGCTGCTGTCGGGCCCCAGAGGGGCGGGGGTGCCGCGGGCGGCGGCGAGGGTGAGCCACGTACCATCGGCCAGCTCGACGCCGGCGAGACCGTGCAGAGCGCGGTACACGGCGGTACAGCGGCGACGGGACAGCCGCGGGTCGGGGCCGCCGCGCACGCGCACCTGTAGGCGCGGGGTGTCGGCGTCGTCCCGGGCGGCCGGGGCGGGCCCGTCGTACAGGGCCAGCGATACGGCGGCGTCCGGTGTGGCGGGCATGGCCTCGATGAAGCAGTCGCCCGTACGGCCGGTCGGGTCGTAGGTGAGCAGGCCGACGTCGTCGAGCCATCGGGCGATGCCGTCGAGCAGGTCAGCCACGGAGCGACCGCCGGACCTGCGCGGCGATGATCTCGGCGACGGTGCCCTGCTCCTCCGTCAACGGACCTTCGAGGTACTTCGCGGTCCGGCCGGCGTCGTGGCGCGCGTTGAGGTCTTCGTGCACGCGGGCCGCGTACGGGGTGTCGTAGGACACGCCGGCGGTCAGGGTGTCCTCGTCGACGGACGCGACGCCGGAGCGTTCGAGGGTGCCCTCTTCGATCGGGACGCGGGCGCGGGAGCGTTCGAGGACGTGCTCGGCGGCCAGGCGCAGGCCGCGGGCGGCGCCGGCGCGGGTGCCGCGTAGCGCGGCGGCCCCGTTCCATGTGAGGCGGGCACGCTGCGTCATTCGCAACTCACCTCCGTACAGGCCGGGACGGGCAGGCCGGGCGCGGTGTGCTCGGCGGTGGCAATGGCGGTGGTCATCCGTCCGTCGGGCAGGGTCACGCGACTGCCGGGCGGGCAGGTCAGGCCGGGCGCGGTGATCACCTGCGCGGTACTGACGACTTCGCGGCCGTCGCTCGCGCGCCGCACCTGCCGCACGGTGGCGGCGACCAGGGCGCGCACGTTCGGCACGGGCGGCCCGTAGGTCGGGCCGTACGCGGTGTCGCCGAGGTAGGGCTCGACGGTCACGCGGTGGCGCAGCAGGGCGTCGGGGACTCTCACCAGATCACCCCCGGGAGCAGACCGGCCCGCAGTAGGGCCCGGTGAGCGCGGGGGGCGAGGTCGACGCCGGATGCCGCAGGCGGGCCTGCCCTGCGGCCGGACAGGGATACGGGGCCGATGCTGACGGCGTCCCAGACGCCGGCCGCTCCGGTGCCGTCGTCGCCCGTGGCGAGCTGGTACTCGACCTGTGCGCAGGTGGCATCCCGCAACGCGTCGACGACGTGCTGCTCGGTAGGGTCCCCATCCGGGTCGGTGGCGTAGTAGGCGGTGAGCAGGGCAGCGTCGATGTCCTCGGACGCGCGGGCGAGCAGCCGCTCGGCGCCCTCGGGGGCCGGGGCGCCGGTGTACGTGGCGAGCTGCTCGCGGGTGGCGTAGACGCTGCCCACTGCTCACCTCCCGTCGGTCTTGGCGGCCTTGTTGCGGGCAACAGAACGCCCCGCGGGCTGCTGTGCCTGCGGGGCGTTGGCGGGCTGCTCTGCGGCGGCCTGGTCGGACGGCTCGGCGTCCGGCGGCGGCCGGTGGTACCGGCGCAGCATCACGCGGCGGCCCCCTTGGTCTTCAGCACGACGACGCCCTCGTCGTCGAGTCGGTGCGTGGCGTAGTGCACGTTCGTGGTGACGACCGTGGTACGCGCGAGGATGTCGCGGTCGGTCTCGACGATGGGCCGGCGCTTGTAGAGCAGGCCGAGGGCGCCGCGCCGGAGCAGCAGCGCATTGTACGTGGTGTCGGCCCCGGTGCCGGTCTTGGTGACGCGGTCGGAAACGTAGATGTTCACGCCGCCCACCTGCCCGATCACACCGCGCGGGATGACGGCGCCTGCTCCGAGCTTGTCGGCCGAGATGAAGTTCGGATCGCGCAGCAGGGCGGCGCGCTGCACGCTGTGGATGACCAGGCCGGCCATGTTGTCGGGGTCCCACTCGTCCCCGAACTTCTCGATGCCGGAGACCATGACGTTCCAGGACAGGGCGGCGGTCGAGGCGTCCACGGTGATCACGCCGGGGGCCTCGGCAGCGGCGGTCAGGTCCTTGTCGATCTTCCGGGCGATCAGTACGCCGAGCTGCCGCTGCGTCTCCGCGTACGGGTCGCCGAACGCCACAAGCCGGCTCTTGTCCGTCAGCTCGACGGCCTTACCGGCTTCCTTGATGGTGGCCGAGTTGCCCGGGTCGGTGCCGAGCTGCTCGGGGGTCATCGGCGTGCCCTCGGTGAGGTCCTCGGCCTCGCCCAGAGCGGTCCACTTGGGGAAGTTGACCGTATCGCCGGGCTTGCCTTCGAGGGTGTTGTCGTCGAGGGCGAGCGTGCCCAGGATCAACGCCCCCTTGAACTTCGCCTGCACCATGTCGGCCCAGACGTCGGGCACGATCATCTGTGCCGCGGTGGTCTTTCCTGCGGGCATGGGGTGATGCCCTCCTTACTCGGATGCGGCGGACAGCCGCGCGTACAGGTCGGGGTCGGACTGGTGCAGCTCGACGCGCTCGCCGTAGCTCATGCGCGCGAACTGGTCGGCCGTCGGCGTCGGGGTGCTGCCGGGGGTGAAGTCGGCGCCGCCCTTGGGCGGCCCGGCCGGGGTGCCCTCGGCGCGCAGGTGGGGACTGGCTTCGACGGCGGCCGTGATGACGGCGGCGAGCTTGTCGCCGAACTTGGCGTCGTCCGGGTCGAGGTCGGAGAGCTGCCGCTCGACGGCGCGGGAGTCCAGCAGCCGGGCCGGGTCGGCGCCGGCGCCGTGCGCGGCCTGGTGCGCGGCCAGCTCCACGCGCAGTCGGCGTACCTCGGCCTGCGCCTGGTCGCGCTCGGTGGTGGCCTGCGCGGCGAGGGCGGCCGGGTCCTGCTCGGCCGCGGCGCCGTTCGGGTCGAGGACACGGCGCAGGCCGGCGAGCAGCTCGTCGCGCTCAGTCTTGGCTTGCTGCGCGGCCTGCTCCGCGGCGGTGGCGCGCTGCTCCGCGGCCGGGTCGACGGTCGGCGCCGCAGGGGTCGCGGGTGCGGCCGGCGGGGCGACAGGCGGCGTCGGTGCGGCCGGTGGCGTACTCGGCGTCGCGGCGGGGTCGGCGGCCGGGGTGGACGGGGCGGCGGGGGTCTGGCTTTCGGGCATGGCTGGTCGGCCCTCCGTGACGGTGTGGGGACATGCGGAAGGGGCCCGCCGACGGCGAGCCCCTTGGGGTGAGTGCGGGTGCTGAGCGCTACGCGGCGGCGATCGGCCGGACCTGCGCGTACCCGCGAATCCACGCGGCGCGGGCGAGCGTGCGCTCGGGGTGCGGGCAGGCAGTCGCGGGCTGATTCGCCCGGGCGGCGTTGCGGCCCGCAATGAGTGCTCGGGTCAGTTCAACCCTGCTGGCCACTGCTGCCCCTCACTACGCGTCGTGCCGGTTGCGCGCGTCGTTCTCCGCACGCTGCGATATCTCGATGTCGCGCCGGTTCTGGCCTGTCGCCTCGGCGACGAACTGCTGTTGCGTCTTGCGCGGGTGGGTGCCCCACCAGCGTTTCAACTCCTCAGAAGCGTAAGCGTATGCGGACCGGGCCGGACCGGAGAAGAGCGAGACAGGATCGATACCGGCGGCCTCTCCGCGACGGTTGAGCAGGACGCCCCGGCATTCCTCCTCGGCCTGTAGCCACTGGGTGTAAACCCACTCGTCGTACAGGGCGCGCGCCTGCTTGCGGGTCGGTCGGCTGGCCTCGCGCATATCGGCAATCTCGGCCAGTTCCGCGACCCTCTCGGGCGTCGCCGCATCGGCGAGGGACGGCTCGGCGTCGTCGACGCGGCCCCATGTCTCCGACGGCGCCCCGGGGGCGAGGGCCTCGTCGAGGGCGGCGTCGACGGCGAGGGCGTCCTCGACCGGGTCGCCGGTCGGCTCGGGGTAGTCCGGTGCCGGCTGGGGGTACCGGCGGTCGTACTCGGCCGCGATGTGCAGCAGCTCGTCGTCGGTGGCGTGCTGCTGCGCCCATGCGAGGACGTCGTCGCCGGTGCCGGTGAGATCGTCGAGCAGGCGGCCGGTGGGGAAGATGGCGGCGCGCAGCTCGGCCTCGTCGCGGCGGTCCGCTTCGGCTTCGATCCGGGCGATGCCGCGGTCGTCGAGGACGCCCGGGCGGATGGCGGCGCCGAGTTGCTCGTCGGTCATCTCGCGCAGGGTGGCGTCGTCGCCGGCGCGCACGCGGGCGGCCTGCATGACGTCGGCCGGCGGGGTGGTGGTCGGGGTGGGCAGGTTGGACGCCCCGCGCTGCTCGCGCGCCCGTAGGCGGCGCAGGTCCGGGTGTGCGGCGAGGTGGTCGCGCATGGCGCCTTGCCACTGGCGCACCTTGGCCTCTGCCGCGCGCTTGCCCTCCGGGGTGGTGGCCGCGGCGGCGCGGTTCTTGTACCGCCGGATCTTCCGCTCAATGGCGCGTTGCCGTTGGCCTGCTTCGTAGCCTGCCGGGTCGGGCGTCGCGTCCTCGGTGCGGGTGACGCCGGGGGTGTAGCCGCTGACGGAGTGCCGGCAATTGGGGTGCTGCAACCCTGCGCGGCGCGCTTCGTCGAGTGATCCGGCGACGTTCACCCGGACCATGCGGCCGTCTTCGACGGCGTGCTCGACGTGGACCGTGCGGGGTCCGTCCGGGCCGCCGATGGACAGTACGGCGCGCTCCCACGGTCGGCACAGCGGGCACTCGCGCGGCGAGTTGGAGACGACGACCAGGTCGACGCCGCCGGCGGCGAGCGTGGTCATGTGCGCCTCGGTCGCCGCCCGGGCAACGCTGGTGCGCACGGCCATCTCGGCATACGACGTCAGGGCCCAACGTCGGCCGGCACGGTCCCGGAACGATGACACGCCCCGGTCGGCAAACCGGATCATGGCCTGCTGGGTGGCCTGCCTGCGCGTCTCCGTACCGAGCAGGGGCGCCGCGGTGGCCTCGGCGACGACTTGCCGGTACCCGTCCTCGACGGCCCGCAGAATCCCGCGGTGCGTGGCGGTGACGGTCTCGATGGTCTCGGCGGCGAGGCGGTCGACGGCCTGCGCCTGCGGGGTGTGTTCGGTGACGGTGCGCCGGTCCTCGTCCGCCAGCACGCCCAGCTCGGCGAGGGCGGAGTGTCGGCCGGACTCGTACGCCTCGGCGACGACGCGACGTACCTCGGCGTCGACCTGTCCGGCGAGGACGTCGAGCAGGGCGTCGGCCGCGCGGCGGAGCGGGGAGAGAGCGGCGAGCTTGGCGACGGCCCACCCGGGCGCCTCCATACCGGCGGCGAGCTGCCGGGCAACCAGGGCGAGCAGGTGCTGCTCGACGTCGGCGTACAGGTCGACAGTCGTGGCGGCGAGGTACTCGACCTGATCGGGGGACACAGGCAACGTGCACCCCCGATCAGGCGGCGAGCGGGAAGGTTCCGACGGGGTCGGGGGCGGCCTGGCCGGTCTCGGCGAGGATGCGCTCGACTTCCTCGGCGACCGCAGTGTCGTCCCAGTCCGGATGCAACGCGCGCACCTTGGTATCGGTGCTGACGGCCTGCGCCTGCGTGAGCAGGGCGAGAGTCTGCGCGGTGCTCGTGGGGTCCTCGGCGACTCCGTCGCCAATGTCGACCGTCGGCCGCTCGGGCGTGATCCTGCTGTCGAACTGGACGCGGTCGACGGCGAGCAGGACGTGCAGGATATCGGCGACGCCGCGGCGCCAATACCGACCCTTCTTCCCGCGGGTCACCATCGACCGATGGTCACGCGCGGCAATCTCCGTTGCGGTGACTGCTGCCCCATCTCCGTCCAATCCGACGGACGCGGGAGAGTAGCCGGCCGCTGTCGTGGCCTGCCGCACGATCGCCTCGGCGGTCGTCCGGTGCTCTTCGACACGGATAGCGAACTGCGACAACGTGATGCCGTTGCCCTGTTCGGTCGGAGGGATGGCGAGCGTCTGCCATACCTCCCGGTCGTCATCGAACGTGGCGCCCCGGCCGGGGCCGTTGCTGCGCAGGTACCCGTCGGGCACGATCAGCCGGGCCCGGGCGAGGCGGATGTCGCGCAGCCACGACGACCACGTTTCGTCGAGGGCGTCGAGCAGGTCATGCACGCCCTGTAGATCACTGCGGCCCCACGGGGCGCCGCGGTGCCTGCGGTTGGGGGCGATGTTGGGGACGTAGACAGCCGTGAGCATGTCGACGCCGGTTTCGATGGCGTCGCCCTGCTCGCCGAGGGAGTCGGCGAGGCCGGCGGTGTCCGGGTGTTCGGTGAGGGGCACGCGGCGGCCGAGCTGGTCGTCGGTCCCCTCGTACAGGCCATGCAGGATGCGGCCTCGCTCGTGCCGTTCGAGGTGGCGCCATACCGTCGACGACGTCGAGGGCAGGGCCCGCCAGAACGTCACGGCCTGCATGATGCCGAACGACCACTCGGGTACGGCCTGGTCGGGGTGTACGGCGGTGAGCAGGGGCCGGTCGGGCGCGGTGGCCTTGTCCCATGTGACGCGCAGGAACACCCCCGACAGGGCGGCGGCGGTCTCGGCCGCGGTGAGCAGTAGCTCGGGCACGCCGCCAGCGTCGAGCAGGACGTCGAGGCGGTCCTGCGTCGCGGTGTCCGCCACCGTGACGACGGGCGTGTCGGCGAACAGCAGGTCGGCAGACGTCTGCGCGATCTCGCCGGCGAGCGGGATGTGCAGCCGTTGCTCGCGCTTGTGCGGCGGCCGGTGCCGACCCCACAGTCGCCGACGGCCGTCGTGGCGATGCTGCGGGGCGTGCCGGTAGACGTCGGCGAGCTTCTTCGGGTCGCCGCTGTACCAAGCGTCGTCGGCACGGATGTCGGCGTACATAGGGGCGACGTTCCTGGGTGGCCACAGGGCGCCGTTAACCGGCAGAGGCATCGGCCCTCCAGTGGTGATCTTGAGAGTGGCGGGCGTATCTTCACACCCCATGAGTGAGCGGCCGTACACGCGAAATGAGTTCAGTGGTAGTGCCGAGGGTCCCGTCGTGCAGGCTGGGTCTATTCGGGAGGTCAATCTGAACGTCCCGCAGGACGCCGAACAAGCGGCTTTCCAGGCACGGTTGCGGGACCGCACGGAGAGTGCGTGGGCTGCCGAAGATGCCGAACGCCAACGCCAACATGCGGTTGCTTCTCGCATTGCACGGTCTCGGCGCCGGTTTCTCTACCTTTGTTGGATCGTGCTTGTCGTGTCAGTAACAGCGGGACTCTTGTGGGCCCACGATGAGGACGGCTTTTGGATGGCTGCTGTTCCCGCGTGCCTTAGTGGCATGGGCATTTTGAGTCAGTACACGAAGCGCTAGGCGTCTGCGCTGAGTGCTGACGTGAGCAGGTGGCGCCACTCGTGCGCGGTGGAGTGCACGGCGTAGCGCAGTGCGTCGATGGAGTGGTCGGCGGTCTTGATGGGCCGGTCTTCGCCCTTGGCAGTGGCGGCCGGGTCCCAGGAGTAACCGGGGATTTCGTCGAGCAGGCCAGCGCACGACTCGTGCACGTACAACAGGCCGGCGGCGAGGGCCGACGACACACTGCGGATGCCGGCCTTCACGTCGTTGTCGGCCCGGGTGACGCCCGGGTGCCCGTCGGCCCATAGCTGTGTGATGAATGAAGCAGCCGACGGGTCGATGAACGTCCACTCGGGCTCTACATGCTGCCGTGCGAGCCACGCACGGACGGCCTCGCTGTACTGCGCGTCGGTCATCTGCCGGTGCGCGGTCTTGCTGTCGTGGCGCCATTCCGAGACGACGTACAGCCGGTCGTCGTCGCCGAGGCCAAGCACCAAGGCGGCGAACGGGTTGGTTGTGCCGTAGTCTGCGGCGGCCCAGTGCCGGCGCATCGGGGGCAGGGCGTCGACGACGTGCCGCTGCTCGTCCCAGACGTCGTAAACGGCGCCCTCGGCGACGACCCACGCCCCATCGATCATGCGTCGGCGCCACAGCCCGACGTACTCGGCGGCGAGCGACGCGACGTATGCAGACGACAAGCTCGGGTTGTCCGCGAGCTTGAAATGCCAGGATGCGAGGTCGAGTTCGCGCTGCCGGTCGAGGTACCCGACTTTGAGCCAGTGCCGCGGCGAGTCAGGGTTCGTAGTGCCGAGCAGTCGAGCACCGGGCACGGACAGCCGGGCGAGGAGCTGCACGAAGAACGCCTCGGGCAGCAGCGTGACCTCGTCGACATAGGCCAGTGAGGCGGTGAGGCCGCGCAGCCGGCCCTCGGCCCGCGCGTCGCTCGCGCCGATCAGGTGCATGGTCCGGCCCAGAATGCTCGCGGTCGTGGCGCCGCGGGTGTGCCGTACCTCGTCGGCCGCTGCGCCGAACAACACCGGGTCTTGCAACGGCTCGATGATGTTCCGCTCGATTGTTTGCAGCGACCGCCCGGCAATCAGGATCAGCCCGGATGCCGGGGCGCGGCGGACGGCGAGCAGGAACGCCAGCAGTGACGCGATGGTTTTTCCGGACCGTACTGAGCCGTGCCAAAGGTTGATGCGGGCGGTTGCCTGCCGGATGGAGTCGAGTTGCTTGGTGGACAGCGGGGCGGGCGCGGACACGGTCAGCCCTCCCCGCTGTCACCTCCGGCCGGTCCGAGCAGGGCGTCGGCGAGGCGGTCGAGCATCGAGCCCCCGGCGCTGCCGGTGCCGGTCTGGCGGGCGAGTTCGGATACCCGGGCGTGCACCTCGGTGAGCGCGCGGGCGGCGGTGGCATGGTCGCGGGCATCGCGGGCGGAATCAGCACCCCCGACGCGCTCGACCTGCCGCAGGGCACCGTCGAGCGACTCGTCGGCGAGCAGCTCGCGTCGTGCGGCGGCATCGGCCCTCCGGGCCTCGGTCGCGGCGGCGACCCGTGCGCCCCCGCTGAACGTGAGCCCCTCCAACCCCGCGATCTTGCTCACGGTGGCGGCGCTGCGACCGATGACACGGGCGATGGCGTTGCGCGACTTGCCCTCAGCGTGCAGGCGGCGCACCTGCTCATGGTCCCGCTCGGTGATCGGCTCGGCCACGGCGTCACCTCCCGACGGAGTCATGCGTACGCCCCGCCGAGGGGGGAAGTCGGCGGGGCGTACGAGTCGAGGATGTTTCCGGGCACGCCGGAGGCACCACCGACAATAGGTCACGGAACGGTAACGACGCAAGCGGCCTTTCGGGGTGGCGCACGGGGCTGCGGCCCTCGATCAGTCACGACGGGATGATGTTGTTACCGCACCCGGTGCGATGCAACATCGTCGGCCTCAGAAGAGGCCCGCGTGCCGCGCCGCTAGCAGGCCGGCGAGCGCTGCGGCGACCGTGAGGGCCGCGAACGTGAGTACGACCACCAGGGTGACGAGGCGCAATGTTCCGTCGCCGGATTGAAGTGCTTCCCGGATTAGGCGCGTCAAATTGCGTCGCATTTGCGTCCCACCATTTCGTCTTGAAGTTTCACTGCGGAGTACAGACCTAAAATATTGCTTAGGGAACCTAAATAAATTTTGGCCGTACGGACCCTAGGCGGGCTCATGGGGTCGAAATATGCCGAGTGGCCCCATAGGTACTGCTAGGGGTTGGTTCGCCTCAAGTGTGCCCGCGTTCCAGGGAGTTCGCTGCCCGCTCCTTGTTGCGTTACCCAAATGTGACTGTGGCCCCGAGGTGTCCCTCGGGGCCACAACCTGACGCGCTGTCGTGCGGCTTACTGAGACTCCGCCGTTTTGAGCGCCCCGACCAGGGCAGCGAGGTCGCTCCACCCCCACACGCGCCGCTCTCGCTCGTCGAGGGAGACGGGGGCGGCGCACATCGGACCAGTCGAACACGTGACGGTCGGGGGCTGGTCCGCAGCGCTGTGCAGAGTGAGCTCGCCGCCGCACCACGGGCACGGCCGGTCGGGCACGGGTGTGGTGCGCTGGTCGAGGCCAAGGGTCCGCAGCAGTCGGCCCTCGGCCATGCGCGCGGTACGCCGTGTCTCGTGCACCAGGTGCGGGGGCAGGGGAGCGAACGGCGGCGCGGCGAGGGTGCCGTCGAGCTGCTGCTCGGGGGCGGTGTCCTCGTCGAGCACGCGGCCCTCGACCCACACGCAGGCGAAGTGGAGACCATGCGCCCGCGATCCGGCCGCGCTTCGCGCGTCTGCCGCGCCCGGGTTTCGGAACTCCCACCGGCGCGGATCGCCGTGTCCGGCATGCTGGACAGCGGCGGCGAGGGTGTCGGCGAGGGCGAACACCTGCCGCTCGATGGCGAGGCCGGCGTCGAGCGCGTCGAGGTTGGCCGGGGCGGGGTGCTCGCGCAGGACGAGCGGCGCCCGGTCCTCGACGACGAGCTGCTCGTCGTCTGCGCGCAGGATGTGCGCGAGCTGTCGCGGCGGCCAGACGTCCGCGGGCGGCGTCTCGATGGAGAGCAGCAGCTCGGCCCACTGCTCACGGATGGAGCGCAGAGCGGCGACCGTCTCGTGTACGGCGGTGGCGTGGTTCATCGGCGCCCCTCCTCGATGGCGTACGGGCGCAGGGCCTCGGCCTCGGCGGCGTACCGGTCGCGCTCGGCCTCGGTCTCGGCGATGCACTGCTCGGCGGCCTCGACCCGGTGTTGCAGGCGCATCGCTGCTGCCTGCTGTCCGCCGGCGATACGGCGGTGGGTGTCGCATTCGGCGATCTCAGCCTCGATGTCGGCGCGCAGTAGGGCGGATTCCTCGGGGGTGAGCACGCCACGGTCGGCACGGGAGAGCAGGACTCGTAAGCGGCTGCGGCGGGCGTCGCGCTCGCCCTCGCGCCGCTCGCGGCGGCCTCGACGGGAATCGGTACGGGTGCGGGTGTTCATCGTGCGTCCCCCTCGTTGAGTGCGGTGCAGGTGGTGCAGTGCGGCGGGCAGGCGCCGCGGGGGTCGGCCGGGCGACGTCGTCGCAGCGGGCCCGGGACGAGTCGGCCGAGCGGTACGCCCGAGGCGATGACGAGCAGCGGCACGAGCGCGGTGGCACGGTCGGCGGTCATCGGGCGCGGGTTCCTTCTTCGTGCGGAAGTTGACGAACGTCGTGTACGCGCCGGGTAAGCAGGTGAGCGGCGAGGCGCCTAGCGCGCGATGTCTCCCGCGCGCGAGGCGCGACCGGTCGCGCGGCCGGGGCGGTGGTGATCTCCCATCCCTCGACGGCGAGGCGGTCGAGCAGCTCGGACGCGGTCAACGTGGCGCGGTGCGGCGGAACGTCGAGGGCGTCGGTCAGATGGGCGGCGATCACGGCTCGGGCGGCGTTCGGGGTCATGGGCGGCCTCCTCCGGCGGTGTGTCGGGCGCGTGTCTCGCGTGGGGCGGGCGGGGTGGACATGAGGCGGGCGAGGCGGTCGTGCTCGTCCTCGTCCTGCTCGGCGGCGAGGGCCGCCTCGATGCGGCAGGGGTGCGGGGTCGAGCGGGTGCCGCGGCCCTTGCCCCGTCGGCGGTAGCCGGTCCGGCATGGCTGGTCGGGCTCGGCGCCGCACCAACTGCACTTGTGCCGGTAGGCGTCCGGCTGTCCTGCGGCGATGGCGGCCTCGCGGGCGGCGCGGGTCGGCCGGAACTCGGCGAGCTGGGCGGCAACCGCGGTCGGCATGTACCGGCTCGGTCCGTGACCGATTCCTGCCGCGAGAGCGGCGAGTCGTTTCTGCCCGGCCGGGGTGATCGCGTCGCGGTATTGGGCGGGCGGGGCGTGGCCGGTCGCGACCGCGGCCCGGGTGCCGAGCAGTTCCTCGCGCCACGCTGCCGGGTCGTCGGGGTCGGCGGCCGGGACCGGGTCGGTGTGCCGGTTCATGAGCTCGGCGCGGTGCGGCGCCCATGCGGCGAGCACGTCGTGCGGCTCGACCGGGCGGAACTGTGCCGAGCGGTCGCCGCCGCGCTGCTCGTAGTACCGGCGTACGGCCTGCGAGGCGTCCCAACCGGTGTCCGGCAGGGTAGCGGGGACGTCGGCGAGGGCGGCAGTCCAATCGGCGATGGTGCGGGCGGACTGCTGCGGGTCGGCGAGGGAACGGCGCACTCGGGAGTCGAGGCGGCTGGCGTAGGCGAGCAGGGCGGCGATGTGGTTGTCGATCACGGGTTGCCTTCCTTCTGGGCGTGCAGCAGGGCGAGGCCGGCGGCGAGGTTGTCCGTGTACGGGGCGGCGGTGGCCGGTCCGGGGCGGGCGGCCGGGGCGCGGTCGAGGTCGCCCCACACGCGCAGCCAGTAGCGCGCGGGCTTTGGTTCGGCGCCCGGGGTCGTCCGGGTGGCGGCGCGCGCGACGAGGGCCTCGACGCCGTGCGCCTGGACGAGGCGCCAGACGTCACGCTGCTCGCCGAGGCCGAGCGACCAGCGGACCGGGATACCGGCGGTGGCGAGTGCGCCGTCGAGTGGGCCGAGTTCGGGAATCAGCGCGGACCGGGTCGCGCGTGCCTGCTGCTGTTCTGCTTGGTGCTTGCGTTCATATGCGTTCTGGGGTCCGGATTCCGGACCGGTGGGGGTCCGGTTTCCGTACCCCTCCGGTCCGGTTTCCCTACCCTCAGGGGGCCGGTTCTCGGACCGGTCCGGGTTCTGTACCGGTCCGGATTCCAGACCCCTAAAACGGATGTCTTCGGGCATGCTGCGGACGTGTCCGACGGCGCGTGGGAGGTGATAGACCGTCTCGCCCCGGGGCCCCTTGGAGCCCTCGACGACGCGCAGCTCGCCGCCGTCGAGCAGCTTGTCGACCGCGGCCACGACGGACGAGCGGGCGGCGTTCGTCCGCTGCACGAGCATCGTCGTACCGGCGTAGGCGGTGCAGGCGTCATCGGGGCACTTGTCGGCGATGGCGAGCAACACCATGCGGGCAGTGCCCTTGGCCGTGGACCTGGTCCACACCCAATCCATGGCGTCGAGGCTCAACGGTCCTTCTCCTAAACGAGGTTGGTGATCCTGGAGTGAGGCCGTCCAGCGAGGGCGGCGGACGGAAACGATCCGGCCGTACCTCACGCGGCGAGACGGACGCCGTACAGGCGGTCGAGTAGCAACCGCATTGCTGCGGAGGCCTGTTGGGGAACCACTCCGTTTCCCAACGCCTTGAGCTGCGCGGCTCGGGACAGATCAGCGACGTCGGTTACATGGCCCTCGTCAAGGCCCATGAGCCATTCGACGAACGCGGGGCTCAGCCGCTCGTGTTCGTCCACAGGTTGTGGAGCGGGGCGAGTGAGGGCCGCCCACCGCTCGACGGCGGCCGCGTACGGACCCCACTGGATTCCGACTTCCGGCTGCTCGGATGTCTCTCGCGCGGTGGTCAGTGACGTCATGACGTTGGACAGGTACGCCTGATGACCCGCGGCGATCCGCTGCTCGGCCGTCGCGTAGTTCGAGCCGTGGTCACTGGCCGCCGGGGTCGGCAACAACCGAGCGGCGGCGTTCGCCAGGGTCGGGCTTCCGTCGCCGAACTTCTGGTTCGGGCTGCCCTTTTCTCCGTCCGAGGCACGCGGGGTCGGCAGCAGGGAAACCGCCGTACGCAGGTCCGGGCCGCCGTCACCGTGCGAGCCAGTGCCATTGGTGTCGGACGTGCGTGGAGTCGGTAGCAGCCGGACGGCGAGGCCGAGCGGCATCCCCATGTCACCCATACCGGGGTGGCGAGCCTTCATCCGCTCACGCCGCGCGCGCCACACCGCAGGGTCGATCACGTCCTGCACGAACGTCGCTGTCGGCGTCGGTAGCAGGACGCGCCGCGATGAACACCCGCTCGCGGCGGTGGGCAGTGCCGACCTCCGACGCGCGTACGCAACACCATTCCGCGTCGTACCCGAGGCGGGCCAAGTCGCCGAGTACGGCACCGAGTGCTCGCAAAGGAGGCTCAGCGCTTCCGTCTCCCACACACCACGGACAGGGTTCCACGCTGCTATGCGCCGTCGCCGAGAGGAGGCCGCGGACATTCTCGATCACCACCAGTTCGGGACGTAGGACTTGGATCGCTCGGGCGACGTGCAGCCACAGGCCGGAGCGTGTGCCCTCGGCGATGCCGGCGCGGCGGCCGGCGAGGCTGACGTCTTGACACGGGAAACCGGCGGTCAGTACGTCGACGGGCTCGACCTGGTCGAAGTCGACCGCGGACAGGTCGCCGAGGTTCGGTACGCCGGGCCAGTGGTGAGCGAGGATCGCGGCGGCGTTCGGGTCGACCTCGCAGTGCCACACGACAGAGCCGCTGAGCACTTCCTGCACTCCCAGGTCGAGACCGCCGTAACCGGAACACAGGGAACCGATCCGCGGTCCCTCCATCACTCGCCGCCTGCCGTAGGCGACTCGGCCGCTTCGGGCCACCCGGCGAACTCCGCCGGAACGTCCTCGACCGTTGGCTGCTCTTCGCCCTGCGTGACCGATGGCTTGACGACTTCGCCGTCGATGTAGTCGCCGGGGGTGTCGAAACCCTCCGGCGAGGGGTCGCGGCGCACGGTTTCGTCGTGCGCCACGGCGCGGGCGAGTTCGGCAGACTTCGGCAGCAGCTTGAAGAGCTGCCGTACGCAGGTCTTGCGGGCCATGGCGTCGTAGTCCGTGGCCCACGGGCCGAAGTCCTTGGCCTTGCTGCGCTTACGGATCGCCTCGATGTCGTCGACATCCAGCACCACGAACGCGCTCCCGCCGTTCGCGAGGCGGGCCACGGCGTAGTAGTGCGTGGGCTGTCCCTTGGCACTGCCGCGCGCCGGCTTGTGCCTGAGCACCGGAGCGAGGCCGTACTCGTACTCGAAATCGTCGCCCTCGGACACCGTGTGCGCGTCGAGGCCGGCGGCGAGCGGGTGCTGCCAGAACAGGCGGATCATGCCCTGATAGCCGACGACGAGCTGTACCTCGTACTGCCTGATCTTCTTGTTCCAGAACGGCAGCAGGTACGCCTCGCCGGACACGCCGCCGGGCTCGAGGCCGAGGGCCGAGCAGGTCATCAGGGCCCCGGCGAACGACTCCTGCGTGCACTCGGCGAGGTGCTCGACGCGCCGCAGCTCGGTAAGCGCGATGCGGGCGATACGGTCGGCGCCTCCGACGTGGGCGGGCAGGGCGCGCTCGATCTGGGGGCGCAGCTTTTGCACGAACTGCACGAGGGTGGACTGCTGTGCGGGGCGGTGGGCAGCGGCGGCACTACGGCCAGCGCGCTTGTTGGCGACGCGTTCGGCAAGATTGGTGCTCACGCTGCGGCGGGCTCCTTGGGCACAACGAGGCGTCGGGCACGGTGCGCCCGGTACTCGTCGGGGTGCTCGGCGGCGAGGCGCTTCGTGTCGAGCGCTTCGACGCGGTGCGTGTAGGTGGTGGCGAGGTCGGGGTGCGCGGTGGTGAACCGTTTCACGGACAGCGGGCCGTTCTGCTTCCACGTGAACGCGACCTTGCCCCGCGTCTTGACGATCTCGGCCTCGCCGGCGAGGGCCTTCAAATGGTTGTCGACCTCGCGCAGCTCGTCGGCGGTCCTGGCCTCGCGGGCCTTGAGTTCGCGTCGGCGTTCCAGCAGCGGCAGGACGTCGGCGGGGTCGGCGACGGTCACGGCGTCGGCCTTGACCTTGTAGAGGTGGCCGAGCAGTTCCTCGGTGGCCTCGGAACCGTCGACCGGGGGCGGGGTGCCGTCGAGCACTCCCTGCCAGAACTCGCCGACGAGGTCGACGAGATGCTCGACGAGTCCCTCGTCGCGCTCGACTCGGTGAATCAGCAGCCGGTTACCGCCGAGCAGGGCGGCGACGTGCGCGTGCTGGTAACCGGTGACAGCGAGGTACCAATGCGTCTGCAACGCCGGTCCGTCTGGCACGCCGAGCAGCCAGTCGTCGAGCTGATATGCGCTACGGGTCTTGATCTCCAACAGGCTGGACGGCTGCGCGTCTTCGTCGAGCACGTACCGGTCGACGTTGGCGAGCATCCAACGGCGCTCGATGTGCGCGAGCATGCCCGGACCCGTGACAACGGCGAGGCCGGACCGCTCGGAGAACACGCGGGCGATCGTCGGCTCGTGCGCCAGTCCCCAGAACGCGGCCTCGGCGAGTTCAGGATTCTGCGGGCGGTCGAGCGGCAGCTCGCCGCGCTTGTCGAGGTAGACCTCGCGCGCCGAGGTGTACTTGCTCATCCCGAGCACCGCGGCGACATCGGAGCCACCGACTCCCGCCCGCCGCACGGTGAGCCACTGCTCGCGGTCGAGGTTCGGCGGGGCGACCACGACCCCCGTCGGTGTCACGGTGGCCGACCGCGTCGGCGCGGCCCTCACTGGAGACCGCCGAGGTATCGCGCGTACACGCGGTGCTCGCCGCCGACCGTACGGGATTTGGCCTCGAACGATCCGGGAGGAGCGTAGGCGCGTAACTTCCCCGAACGGATCGCCTGGGCCGCGGAAGCGGCGCGAGTGGTCGTGGCCTTGCGCTGGACGACTGCCCACTCGTCCGGTCTCGCCCGTAATTCCTCGGCGATGTAGTTGTGTTCAGACTTGCCGGTCGGTGGCGGGCCGATGAAATCGACGCTCACGTTCTCGTGACTCCTCGTGCGTACTGCTGCTCTGTAACCGGACCGAGACAGCAGGGCAGGGAGGGCCTGCCGGGGCTGCGAGTAGCAAGCTCATCGCTGTCTTGTTTTCGCGACAGCGGCAACGTTATGTCTGGACCAAGTGTTCGTCAACGCAGTTCAAGGGCGTGCGGCCTGGGGTGATGGCTGCTTGAATGTGCCCGTTCGCGTAACGCGACAAGAACGGAGATGAGAACGTGTGGGAGTCTGGAACCCCGTTTGCTGACCTTGTGCGAGACGCGGCCGAGGGGACGACGTACCGCAAGATGGCCGAGCATGCGGTCGACCCGAGAACCGAATATCGGGCGTCACATCAGACGCTTTGGAAGATCGGCAGTGGCGAGGCGGTCAAGATTCAGCCCCGACTGGTGCGCGCGGTCGCCGCCGCGGTGGCGGAGGTTGACAGGGGGCGGAAGGGGGGCGAGGCGTCGCCTGTCGAGGTCTGGCTGCGCAGGGTGCAGATAGCCGCGGCGCAGCAGTACATCGGACTCATGGCAGACGATGCGATCGGCGCGAGTGAGGCCGACGCCGCGGTCGTCGTGGCGCACGTCCCGGGTGTGACGGCTGCGGACATGCCTCGCGTTCAAGAGCTATTGCGGCATTGGGCGGCCGGTGACAAGAGGGAACTATCCGGCGGGGTGGACGGTTCGGAGGGTTAG